ATATTTATAGGAAATTAAGATAAACTTAAAAAATTAAAAAAACATAGACATGGCAGATTTATTAATGAAAATGCCGGTTCCCTACGAACCGAAAAGAGTAAACCGATTCATCCTTCGTTTCCCATCATCATTGGGTATCAACGAATGGTATGTATCATCGGCAGCTAGACCAAGTGCTAAAATTAACTCAGTTGCTATTCCATTTATCAACACATCAACATATGTGGCTGGTAGATTCGAATGGAATGAATTAAGAGTAACCTTTAAAGACCCAATCGGTCCTTCAGCTTCACAAGCACTTATGGAATGGTTCCGTTTACATGCTGAATCAGTTACAGGTCGTATGGGATATGCCGCTGGTTATAAGAAAGACATTGAATTGGAAATGCTAGACCCAACGGGTGTAGTAGTTGAAAAATGGATTCTACAAGGTACATTTATCACTGATTTGAACTTCAACGAACTTGATTATTCAAGAGATGATATCGCAACCATTACCTGTTCATTAAGAATGGACAGATGTATTCAAGTATACTAATAGAAATAAACATAGAATCTGTCAATGTGAAGGTCTCTCAAAAGGAGACCTTTACTTTTTTAATTAAATTCTTTAAATTACTGTAGTTATATAACAAAACAATTATGGAAGAATTTAGAGTAGACCCGTCCATTGCATACGATGTGGTGGAATTACCTTCAAGAGGTATACATTATCAAAACGGTAAAAAATCATTAAAGGTTGCTTATTTAACCGCATCCGATGAAAACATTTTATCTGCACAAAACTTAATCGCAACAAACACAGTAATTGAAGAACTTCTAAAAAGAAAAATTTTAGATAGGGATTTTATTATTGATGACTTAGTTGATGAGGATAAACAAGCGATTCTTGTTTTTTTAAGGAACACCGCGTTTGGTTCAGATTATAAAGTTTTTTTAACAGACCCAAAAACAGACGAAGAATTCTCGGCAACCTTAGATTTAAGTGAAGTATCATTTAAAGATTTTACACTTGAATCGGATTCTATGGGTGAATTTAAATATACCATGGAAAAAACGAATGTTGATATAACATTTAAGTTTTTAACAAAGAAACAACAAAAAGAAATTGATGAAATTGAAAAAAGTTGGAATGGTATCGGCGCACCACCAATCGTAACTAAACAACTTGAAATGATGATTAAATCTATTGCAGGAAATAGAGATATGATGAACATCAGAAACTTTATTGAAAAGTTACCAATTAAAGATTCCCAATTATTTAGAAAATACGTAAAGGAACATAAACCCTCATTAGATTTATCAAAAACAGTAAAAACCCCGTCAGGAGAAGACATCCAAGTTGAAATTGGATTCGGGGTTGAGTTTTTTCGCCCTTTCTACGGATTATAAGAAAGGTCAATTAGACGAGATTTTATTTATGGTTAAAAGAGGGTTCTCTTATGGAGATATCTTAACTATGCCCGTGTATCTACGTAGATACTACGTCAATTACATTATTGAATTGGAAAACAGTCCCAAATAGTATTTATAGGTATGGCGGATAAACTACAACAATATGCGGACAACAATGACCTAACATCGTTTACAAAAGAATGGTATCAAGTAAACAATGTTGCACTAAAAAACGGAGCACCTGCTGATGGTAAAGATTATGGTCCCCACATATTGAATAGTTTTAATATGTATAAAGGAAACAAAGGGGGTGGTGGAGGCGGTTCACCCGCAACTTCGGCACCGGGTACCGCGGGAATGTATAAAATACAAGATTTAGGACAGAAAGTAACATCATATAATCAGGGAGACGTTATCCAACCAAGTGTAATCGCGGAATCGATAAAAGATGTGATGGCCGGTTTTTTTAGTAAAGAAGGTGGATTAATAAAAGGTTTAGGTAATGTCGGTTCAATGGCATTAAAGGGTGTAATGGAAGGTGCTACTGATATTTTAACAAAAGAAGTTACTTTAAGAAATGAATTAAATTCACAAATCGGTATTGCGGGAGAACTGTCACGAGATTACAGAAATGAAATTTTTGAAGCACTACCTGGCGTTGTTTCAATGGGTTATGGTTTTGAAGATTTAAAGAAAACCGTAATCAGTACCATGGAGGAAACAGGTCGTTTCGCTTTGATGAATAGTGATACGATGAAACAAATGGCTACAACATCAAGAGCTTTTGTTGGTGACCTTGAAGACATGGGTAGAATTTTTAGAAACTTTGAAATGGTAGGTGTGGGTGCACAAGACGCATTAAACACAATCGACAAAGTTGGTAAATCATCTCTCACATTAGGTTTACAATCAAGAAAAGTTGTTGACGAAACACAAAAGAATTTAGGAAAAATCAACGAATACGGTTTTGCTAAGGGTATTGAAGGTTTAGGTAGAATGGTTCAAAAATCCATTGAATTCAGAATGAATATGGAATCGGTAACACAAATTGCTGATAAAGTATTTGACCCCGAAGGTGCTGTTGATTTGGCGGCCAATCTACAGGCGATTGGTGGTGCTATTGGTGACTTTAATGACCCACTTAAATTAATGTATATGGCAACTAACAACGTTGAAGGTTTACAAGATGCATTGATTGGTGTCGCAGGTTCATTGGCAACATATAACGAAGAACAAGGTAGATTTGAAATTACAGGAGTTAACCTTAGAAAAGCAAAAGCGATGGCCAAGGAACTTGGTATTTCATATAGTGAGTTGGCAAACGGAGCAATTGCAGCCGCTGAAAGGTCATCCGCGGCAAGTGCCATGTTATCATCAGGATTAAATCTATCAGATGAAAACAAAGAATTTTTAACCAACATTTCAAGAATGGAAGGGGGGTCAATGGTTATTGATGTTCCCGAATCTTTAGCTAAAAAATTAGGTTTAACTGAAACAAGAGTGGCATTAGAAGATTTAAGTCAAGGAACCGCAGATGCAATCTTAGGAAACCAAAAATATTTCGAAAAATTATCACCAGAAGAAATTGCTAAAGAACAATATACTGAAACTCAAAAATTAGCACTTACTGTTTCTGAAATATCAACTATGTTAAAAGTACAGTTTGCTAAAACAGTTAGAACACCATTATCACAAGTTGACAACTACATTAAAGAATTAAACGATTCATTAACCAATAAAGAGGGTGGTTTCACCGCGGAGATGGATAGAATAAAATCTGAAACCAACAAAATGGCGGAAGAATACGTTAAGAAGGACTTGGGTATTAAAACTAACGCAGGTACATCACAACAACCTATTAATGGTAATTTAAATATAAATCATAATTTTTCAGATGCGTCAAGAGACAAATTAAGAAGAGATTTTGAACTTGATGATGTTTTCGGAGATAATTTAAAAAGAAATTTTCTTGAATACACGTCGCAACCAAAACAATAAAATTCTATTTATATAGTAAAACATAGATGCCAACTTATTTAGATTTTAACAGTACCGCAACATATAGGGATTTTTTAATATCAAAAACCCTACAAAGACCTTTTGGTCCACAAACATTTACGAGTGCAAACTATGCGGTTCAAAATTTAAGTAATTTTTCAAATGTTGACCCAGGTGACGTTAAAACCAATTGGAATGTGTTTTGGGGTAATACTTTTGGTGAAAACCTTTATACGGTACCAAACAATACAATTGAGGAGTATACAAATACATCTCTACCATCGTTGGCGTGGTTAAACAATGGTATCATATCACAAGGATATGTTAATTCATTTACACCCGTTACAACAGGTTTAATTGGTATTATGACAGGTCAAAACTTCGATACCGATTCGAGGTTAATGAGATTTGCCGCACAGAACATTCGTGAAAACAAACAAGGACCGGTATTTGCGAGAATCACACAAAATTTAACATCTGCAACTTTAGGTCGTGTTAGATTAGCTGATGCATTAGATGGTAACTTAGCCACTGCAATTAACTTAGTAACAGGTAGAGAACCGTTAATTGAAAAGAATTATAAAATCACCGTTGCTAAAACTTTAGCTGGTAAAGGAATTGATTTTTTACAAACAGTTGCGGGTGTAGAATTCCCTTTTAGTGAAATACCGGGTGATTATTTAAGTAACCCACAAAATCCAATAGAAAATCGACCTGAACCAAGAACACAAGCGGGTGCGATATTACAAGATATTACAGGTGCTTTGGGTTCTTTAATTGGAATACAAAGAAGACCTAAATTATCAAGAAAACCTTCAGACCTTATGATTGAATACATGGGTGAAGGTCAAAAACAAGTTTTATACGATAACTTATCATATTCAAAATACGCACCTAACTATACAACTACTGCAAGGTCACAACAATCATCAAAAGTATTTAACTTCGTTAATAGTGTTGCCCAAAGTGTAAAAAGTGTTTTGGGATTAGAAGCACCAAGAGGTGCTGCATATATAGGTGACGATAGAAGTGAAGATGTAAAATATACCATGTCAGATTTCAATGGTAATACTGTAAAAAGTAATTACTATTTGAGTTTAATGTTTGACCCCGTATCTGCAGAACTTTTTGAAAGAAGAAGAAATATTACAGAAGGTGGTCAAATAGGTGGTAAATTAACTTGGATTAGTCAAAATTCAAGAAATGAATTAGGATTATATAATGATGAGTGGACACAAGAATCAACACAACTAAATGATTCATTATCCACAAAATACGGATTTAGAGAAGATTCAATTTTAGGTAAAACTCAAGAGATACTTGATTCGATGCCAAAAGATGGTTTGGCGGCAAGAACCCACGTTGGTAATGCGATTGACCAAACAAGTAGAGTTTTCAAAGAAGGTGAATCAATGATATCAAGAGGTTCAGCAATTCAATATGTAGATAAGTTTACTAATGAAACTACAGGTGTTGAATATTGTAGAGTTTGGACAAAGGATAGAGGATACATGAATTATTCTGACACTATGAAGAGAACCGGTAATGTCCGTAAGTTCGAAGATAGTGTAATGTCAACTCCTTGGAATCTTAACATTGCACCCATGTCAAATGGTGATAGAGAATTCGAAGGAGTTTCAACAAACATTTTCAAAAGAGGAGATGGTTTCTATGCTAAAAAATACATGTTTTCAATTGAGAATTTAGCGTGGAAAACTTCCAATACACCGGGTTTCACGTATAACGACTTACCATATTGTGAAAGAGGTCCGAATTATGGACGTGTAATGTGGTTCCCTCCATATGATTTAAAAATCTCAGAACAAAACTCAGCTAGATGGTCTGATAATACTTTCTTAGGAAGACCTGAACCGATTTATACATACCAAGACACCTCAAGAACCGGTCAATTATCGTTTAAGGTTGTTGTCGACCACCCAAGTATTTTAAACTTATTGGTTAGAGAACACTTTAGAAATATGAGTGATGAGGAAGCGGAAAATTATATTAATGCTTTCTTTGCTGGATGTGAGGAAATTGATTTTTATTCACTCATTAGAAGATATACTTACTTAGATGCTGACGACATACGTTTAATTAAAGCATATTTGGAAAAGGGAAAAGACCCCGAAGTAATTAAAACATATAGAACCATAGTTGACCCCGTAGAGATTAAAGATGAAGGTGGTAACAATGGAAACGGTCAAAACAACGGAGGAGGAACAACAGAATTTGTTTTAAAATATGATAATGATTATCCGGGTCCAAGGTCTCAAGATATATATGTGAACACACCTTATGGTGATTTGTTTACTGCTTTTTTTGCTAAAAAATCAATACACGCAACTGGATTAGATAGTGACTTGAGAAGTATTACTGGTCAAACACTTACCACACAAATTAAAAAAGAAAAAGGATATGTTTTTGGAAACAGTGGTGCAACTATTGATGATGCTGCGGTTTTAGCTCAAAAACAAAACTTAGAAAAATATTTTGATGAAGCAAATACTCAATATACAAACTATACGAGTGAAGTTGCGGCATTGAAAGAAAAAATTAAAAACAATACAGTCCAAAAGGTATATTTAACGGTTGAATCTTCCTGTTCATCGGTGGCTAGTGAATTGTATAACGAGAAGTTGGCGCTAAGAAGAAGTTCGAGTATAATTAATGACTTTTTTAATAAAATTAGTATCGATGGTACTACCAAACCAAGTTTACAAAATAGATGGATTAAAACAATTAATGAATCTGAATCAACAACGGACCCAGAAAATCCCTTAAACAAAGTTGTTATTCAAAAAAACAAACCAATTGGTATTAGAAGAGAATTTAAATTAAGTGAATTTGG